TCTCCTAGCGTCTGACTGCTATTCATTACTTTATTGAAACCCTCCGAGGCAGTTACGGCAATACCAAGAACCCCGGCGAACTTCATAACTCCCGATACTGCAACGCCAGACATCTTAGAAATGTCGCTTTGAAACCCGTTTACATTCTTCTTCGACTTATTTAGATTTGCGTCAAAGTCATTCGTTTTAAGCAATAATCTTGTTACTATATCAGACATCTTTATGCGTGTTTAATTGTGATTCTACTTCTTTTGCTTTAGCTCGTAATCGTTGCATCTCTTCGTCCGTTACGCTCGTATCTTTCTTTTCTTCTTCATCCCACGGGAACCGGAGTATATCGGTTTGCTTTAGCGTCTTTGTGCTATTAGATTGCGCTATAATGAAACCTAACAATCTAGTTTGTTCCCACGCTTCCCGATTGCGTCGATTCAATCCGTCTATAAACGATTCAACCTCGATAAAGTCCATTTTATCGAGGAAGTAATCGGGAGCGATCCCGCCCTCACCGACAACACGCGAATAGAGTTCGCGAATACTTACTGCTTTCGTTTCCGTGTCGTCACCTTCTTTTTTTTTACGTCATTTCCCGCCGATTGCGAACGTAGTTTGATTTCATCCAAAATAAACTCTTTGAATTGTTCGAATAGAGTCAAATCATTTTCGCACAATTCTATAAACTCGTCAAATTCCATATTAAACGAATCCTTATTACTAGCAATCAGGAACGAATAAAACAAAATGTATTCATCTAATAATTTCCCGAACTGAAACGGATAGCCAGATATAGATTCGAACACAAAGAACGCACGAAGCGTATATTTCAAAGAGAAATCTTTTCCGTTAAGTGATATTATTTTCATTGAATAAGTCGTTTAGAGGGCGGCAAAACACCGCCCGTAAGTTATTTACTAGCTGCTTCCTTTGCAAGCGGTCCGGTTCCTTCGAAACTGATTGATAGTGTTGCTTTGTCTCCATCCGGCGCATTCGCTTCTAGCGAAGTGATAACCGCACTACCTGTATATGCACCTTCCGCTAGCGTCCATCCGGCGGCGGGCATTTCGTTTACGTCAGGATTGCCAACAACGCCAAATTTCAGAACAACAGGTTTATGCGCCAAGAACAAAGCGAATAGTTTATCGTAGCTATTCGCATCTGCATCCGCGCTAAATACGTTTTCACTGGAAGCGTTCCAAGAAAGTTTTTTAATGTCCTTTTCCGTCCAGATACCCGAATCTTTACTTTGTGTGTCGATTGTTTCAGCCGAAAGCCCCAATTTGCAAGATGTGGCAAGTGCGATGGCTTTACCGTCGATGAATAACATTAGGTCTTTTCCTAACACAGATTTTGCTTTACTCATAATTTTATCGTGTTTTAGTTAATTATTCAGTTTTAAATGAGAATACGAGGCTTTGAATAAAAGTATCTTCTATAAAATCCTCATTCGCACTAATTAGTTTAGAATCGATCACATCGAAGTTATCATAACTTCCTCGTTTGTTTTCGAGTGATTTACGTACCTCTTCCGCGATTGTAACAGAGTTCAAATAGTTATCACTGGCGACAACGATCTCAACCGAAACTGTGTCACCCGTACCGTACCTATCTTTCGTATATTCCGGCGTTAAGGAGTTGCGTTTGTAGATCACAAACGGAAAAGATGTCTCCGTTTTGGTCGAGATAGCATATATTTTATCAGAAACCAATTTTGCCAACTCTGTAGAGTCGCTTAATCTCTTGTATACGTGTGCGCCTATTGATAAACTCATTTCTTTTTATTTGCTACTTTCATTATAGAATCAATTATATTTTTCTCTAGTGAGTTCTCTGCTTCTTTCTGCTTCGATTTGACCGCATTAGAAAAGAAGTGGGAAGCATTTATAATACCTCTATTCGCTCCTTTTTTGGTAGCTCGTTCTTTGGTTCCTGATTCAAACCATTTCAGCATATAGGCGCGTGATCCCTTTTTGCGTCGGTCGATCAGGTCGACCCGTGCGCCGGAAGCATTGCGATAAACTGCTATGTTTATTTCGTTCTTTAACGGTTTGAACGATACGCCATTCTTAGAACTGCTAAATTCCGCATCATTAACAGCAGAAACTAGATTTTCCTGTGCCTGTTTACGAATGATAAGAATCGACTTTCTAAGAGCGGAGGAAATTGCCTTCTTTGCTTCTTTATCGTTCAACCGTTTAAGTAGTTCGTTTACTCGCGTTGCATCCACTTCGACGCGATACAAGTTGCGCCCGGTGTAATTGTCGTTACTCATTGATTACCTCCGCTTCTATAACCGTTGCTTGTTGCTTCCGGTCGTGATTGATAGATAGAATCTTGTATTTCTGCCCGTCGTATTCGATCCTCATTTTAGCGTTGATCTCTTTACAGATGCGAATCATTATCGTATTAACGGTCGTATTATATATCTCGCCGTTCGCTTCTTTACGTGCACCCGACTTAAAGCGAATGTATGCGCGTTTATCGAATACTTTCACCCAACTTTCAGACGTGCCGCCCAGATTATCGCGCTTTGACTCGCTACGGTAAAAAGAGATCATTTCGTTTAATAATCCTGCTTGCATTACGTATATCGTTTTAAAGGTTGCAGTAATAGTTCTATGTGCCCCGGAATAACTTGCGGAGTGGCAAATGTTACCGATTCACGGTTTGCGTAGTAATTCGCTATAAGGATGCGGATCGCGTGCCAGATACGCCGATCTATTTTTGCGTCCTTAACGTAGGTATCTAGCGGATTATTTAGATACGATTCGATAAGAAGTTGAACGGGTTCGATAAGCCCGGTTATATACGCGTCGTCCGTGTCGAAGTCAACGTTTAAATGCTGTTTGAGTTCTTCGAGTGTTACGTATTGTGCCATATTGTATAAATTAGAAAGGGCTAGAGCCGAAGCCCCAGCCCTTTAGTGAATGATAGGTTATAGGATTAGGCAGAAGCTTTTTTCTTTGCGATGGCAAAGGCTTCCGGGCGAGCTACAACAATATCATAATCAGTATTCAACACAAAGTTTACGACATTACTTTTCGCTCCGGTATACGGGTCTATAACTAAATCCATATCGCCGAACTGACCGATAGCAGCGTTGGAGAATACACCGAATCCGATAGAATCGGCGTCCATGTAGTTAGTAACAAGAACCGGATAACCGTTCACCATACCATTTTGGCAGATCATTTCAGCAGCCCCCGCCGCTTTGGGAGTGGATTTCAAAGTACCATACACCTTTGGAGTGCAAACATAGGCGGCTGTACCGTCCGTAACATCTACGCCCGCATCCATGACAGTAGATTCAAGTGCAACAATATTCGCGAACGTCAATGCGGAAGTATATTCTACATCCGGTTTTGCCTTTACAAACACGCCGTTACTTGCACCAGACAACGCAGCCCCCGAAAACATCCATTTGTTCAAAGTACGGGCAACACCAAGCGAAATTTGTTTTAAAACTACGTCCTGCAAAGAGTAGTTCGTTTGGTTGATCGCACGCTTAGACACCGGGATAGAAATAGATACACGTTTGGGTGAAGCCTTGATTTTGTCGATATTCAATTCGGTATCGGTAACCGCAACGTTTTCACCCTGAATTGTTGCTTCAACAGCCGCCAATGTTGGGAAAACAAGGTCACCTACAAGCCCGCTTTGCATCTTGATACCTAGTTTATCAATAATCAAGCCTTTTTCTAACGGTTCAATGATTTCACCGATTGTAACAGGAACCATGCTAGCCGCATCGGTTGTATCTGTAACAGTCACCGCACGTTCTACAACTTTAATACCGCCTTCCGATACTACTCCGTTGTATTCTTCCAAAGAGCGATGATTAACGACGTCAAAAACAGCCTGTGAAAACAACACGCGACGGTCTGACACCAGTCCCGCGTTAATATCTTCAAGCGCACGGCGTTCGACTTTCATTTCCAAAAGTTCTTTCTTTGTTTTTAACTGCTCAAACTGCTCTTTCTCGCTTGCGTCGAGTGCTCTTTTTTCCGCTTCTGCTTTATCCAACATAGCGCGCATCTGCTCTTTGTATTGAGCAATAGTTTCAAATTCTTTTCTCATGTTTTAAATTGATTTGCGTAAATTATTAATTTCATTTAGATAGTCTTTATTCTCGCCGGACAACTCCGCTATCGTATCGTCCATACTCCGCACCGTTACGTCTGTACCATAAAAAGCAGGATCAACAACGGGAGATATATCGGAAATCCGATCAATCATGTGTACAGTACGAAGCAACAACCCGTCTTTCATTGAATAGGAAACTTTTGTTTTATCCTTTTCATTTAAAGCATACGCAAAAGACGAACCGAAAATATCACCGCGTTTAATCATTTCTACGGCGAAATCTCCATCGGGAGTACTAGGAGCCTCAAATCTGTATTTTAATCCGTAGTCGTCAAGTTCAAGCGACAAAGTTCCCGCACCACGATTAGAACGAGCTAACAATCTCTGTTTATTATGATCTAACAGAGCTTTAACATCACAACTACGCAATAACTCTTCCGTTATAGCTCCCTTTTCGATCACCTCAACAAAAGCGCGTTGTTTTTCCCTGTCGTACAATACACGGCTTTCTTGTCCGAATACAACCGCATAACCTTCGATTATTCTTCCATCTCCAACTTTAGGAGCACCTAACTCTGTATAACTTCGTATTTCCATATTTTGCAAATATCATTTTACTATATGTTTGTTTCTTCGTTTTTGGGTAGCTCTACTTTTTGACTAGCCGCCTCGATTGGTTGAACGTTGCAGGAGATAAACACTTTGTCGCCTCCTTCAACGGGCGGTTTTCCTAAAGCCCTACGAGTATCATTCGGGGAATGAGCTCCCATTTCTTCCAAAGCTTTATAATAGCTTGCTTGTGTCGTTAAATCGGTTTGATATAAGCATGACAAATCAAATGAAATACTATATAAGTGAGCGACTGAATTAGGAATCAGCTTGTAATTAAATTCAGCCTCGATTTGTTTCAATATTGGTTGCAGTGTATCAGTTAAAAAAGAAACATTGCTCATTTCAGAAGCTTTGTAATTAGTAGATTGTCCGGCAAATACTTTATCTGGGTGAACTCCGTAAAATCTACATATATCAAGAATACTGAATTTCTTTGTTTCCAATAACTGCGCATCAACCGGATTTATAGAAAGTTGATGAAATCCAACATCGCCGGGAACTGAAATAATGTCTCTTCCTGTGTTTAGTTGTTCCTCTATGCGATCTCCAACCGTAGAAAGTTGAATATCCGTCATACCTGCACCGGGCAACCCTTTATTTATCTCTTTTGCACCGGAAACAAGCCCCTTTATTTTACTTCCATTCTGAAAGGTTCGTAAATTCTGATTATCTGCACTCGCGGCTATGGAAAAGATACGGCTAGCGTACATTATTGTGCTTACTCCTGTATATCCCCCGTCCAAACTATTATTTTTAAGATGGATTATTTCGTAGGATTCAAAACGCCCATATATCCGGTTATATGGATCAGAAATAATATAAACATCATTCAATTTGTCATAGGTTACTGTATTATTTGCGCATAATACAAGTTCGCTAACACTGCCGAACTTTCGACGGATAACGATGTAGGCGTTTCCTTGATTTACGATTTGAACAACCATATTCCTAACCATTTCAAAACTATTCATTCGTCGGTTAGGCATACGGGTTAATATCGTATATAAATCGTTTTCCTCGTCTGGTGAGAAATATCCATCTTTTTTCCGTTTAATTATAAGCGGTAAAGACGCGATAGTCCCCGAAAGAATAGAAGTACATCTATATGCGGCTGAAAGTTTCATTGCTTGATTACTGTTATGCACATCTATTGGCTGACCGGGTAACGATGGTAATCGGGAGTTTATCGCCGCATCTTTATCCGTTGTGCTCATCTCTGCATTTAAGGCGCGTTTTTGCGTCTTTGAACGTCCCAATTCAAAATTAAAAGATAGTTTCATTATACCTCCATGTTATTAAATAAGTAGAATGTCATTAGGTTTGTTATAGTCGAATCAATCTTCGCGTTATGCGTTTTCTTGACTGGCTTCTTATTCATGTTCCGATCTTCGTCTAATACCGCATTACTAAAACAGTACGGCGTAATCGGATTAGGGCTAAAGGTGAGCTTACTCCGATACAAAGCAAGTTCAAAGGATTCGATAGGGCTTGTAAACGTTCCGTATGTCTGTTTAACAGGCTTAATATATTCACTCGCACCGCCTACGGAATAAGTAAGAAGATTCACAAATTCAGCCGATTTATAAGGATCATAGCCAACTCCCATAATTTGTAGATACTTTGCACGCGCAAGTATATCGTTTACTATTTGCTGATAGTCGATAATATCACCGTCACAAAGAATTAAATAGCCCGCTTTCGCCCAACCTTCGTAAAGTTCCCGATTCGGATGATCTTTCAAAGCTCCTTCCGGGAAATAGTAGTCCGTATGCGAATGAAAAGAGCCGCTTTCTTTCGAATAGATATTATAAGTAACCGAAGAGAAGTCGTCTCGAACGGACAAATCAACCGCCACCATCGTAAGCGGATAAGTACCAATATTTTCTATTCTAATATCTTTGAATCGTTCTTCGATCTGCTTTGCCTCAATCCATTTTGTTGTTTGGTCGGTAGTAAATACGTTAAGTAACTTTGTTCGAAACTCTAGCGCGTCCGGTGCGCTATATAAAGCCTTCTGGTATGCGTCGATATAGAAATCTTCATAAACAGTTATACCCATGTGTGGTTGCACTTTACGCCACGTTGCCGGATCGCCTTCCTCGTCGTCTACGTCTGGCTCAAAGATGTGTGCAAATATGGAATCATTTTCAATCTCACCTCGTAGGATCGATTTATACATTTTGAGCATTTCGACGAATGGAGCCGTTTCTTTATCGGATGCGGTCGTAATTACTACGGTTAAAGGGTTGAGCCGTGCGCCCATTGAGGAAGTTAATACATTCTTCAATGCGGCGCTATCGGCTTGTGAATACTCGTCTACTATTACCATGCTTGCGTTAAGTCCGTCTAATTTATCCGGGTTAGAGGCAAGGCAACGGGCAAAAGAGGTTTTTCCCTTTATGCGGTTATATATGATTTCTCGATTAATTTTGAAGTGCCTAAACTTCGGATCGAGAGACTTTAAAATATTACGTATTTCATCAAAACAAACTTTCGCCTGATTATATGAGTTTGCAGCAACGTATGTTTGTGCGTTCGCATCACCGAACAACAAATCGTTAATCGAAAGACTCGCTACGCTTGTTGTCTTACTGAATTTACGTGGAACGAATAGAAGAGCTTCACGAATCAAACGTTTGTTTGTTCCGGGCTTGTAAAATGCGAGAATGTTAGAGAACTGAAACACTTGTATCGGAGTCAGCTTGTATCTAGTTTTTCCCTTCGTGCCGGAAAACTTCAAACGCTCATAGAACGTGACGAACTTCTTTACTTCCTTGATCCGAAACTCGTATTTATCGAGGAAAACAAAGAAGCGGTGAACGGCTAGTAACTCGTAAAGGTTGTGCGCGTCCGGATTGTTAATACAACCTTTGATATACACATTTAGTCTTTCGTCTGCCTTGTCTAGCTTATACGAATCAACGTCGATGTTATGCAAGTCGGAGATAACCGACTGCTTTAACGCTATCAAATTGTCTCTATTCTCCTTGTTCATCGCGATCTATTTTGTTTACTTCGTTAATCAGGTCGTTTACTTCGTCGTCGTCAGATGCAGAAAGCGTTTGAAAGGTCAAACCAAGTTCGCGTAATTGTTTGCGCGTTGCTTCGAGTGCATCGAATAAAACTTTGAAAGCAGGATGCGCCGTAAGTTTATCATTATTTTCGCGGGACACTTCTTTCACGTATGACTTCATACGCTTCTTTGAAATATCGTTTAGTGCAATTTGAAACGCCATATATGAACCTGCGCAAAGAGTTATACAGAGGTCTAAATCTTCCGTATATGTTCCCTGCGACTCCATCGCGGCGCGAATCTTTTCTTTTATGTCGTCCAAATCACACATTTTTATAGGCTTTTTGCATATAGGAAAAGATTGCAAGTATTTGGTAGCTCGGAAGATGCGCACAAAAAGCTTACCCCCAACGCGCACCCCCTCGTTTCAAAAATTACTCGCGCGTGTAAATATGAGGTGAGGTGAGTTTAGCGTATCGCGTTAAAAAATAAAAAAACCGCCCCCTCTCGTCGAGGTTGAGCGGTTGTAAGAAAATCAGAAAAGTATTATTTCTCGCCTTGCAAGAACCGATCCGCAAAACGTTCCGTCATTCGTTTATTATTCGCCTGAACTGCCTCTTTCGAATGACTGAAAGCGCGTCGATGCGTATCAGAGTGGCACGAATGACAAAGGCTTTGCAGATTGTTATAATCAAACATTAGTTGTCTCATTTCGAGTTCATGCGACACGGACTCAACCGGGACAATGTGATGTACTTCCGTTGCAAGCGTACTGCGATTGTTCGCTTCGCACACTTCACAAACCGGATTGCTTTGTAACTTCTTAGCTCGAAGTAACTTCCAACGATTGGAGTTAATCATCTTAATGTAATGCGGGTTTCTACTCATGTCGTAATAAATCTAAAGGATTAACACCACCGAAATAATCATAATTCCAATCCATCATAGCATGAAAAGCCGAACGGCTCATTTGCTTTAATAGTTCTTTCTTTAGTTTACGCGGAAAGCGTTCGCGCGATGTTTTCTGCAACTTTCGTTTCATGTCTTATTTTATTAGTTCGTCATAATTAAAAAGAATCTTATCACATTGATAACAATCGTGCAACTCCTTTCGTGTCGCCTCGATGTCGTCCGTTTCTATCTCAACTAAATGCGTCTCGGACACATCGCCCGATTTGCATTGAATACGCCTAATTATATACATAACGTTTCGATCCGGTCTAATCCGTTAATAAGTAATCTAATCCGTGCACAATTCCCGTCGCATCGAGTCGATTGTGTTTCCTGTTTATGTATCCGGCTTGCACAACCTTTGCAGTTCTTAGACGGACACATTTGTTTATACACTTCGATAGCTTGCCGCCTCGTTTCGTCTCTCTGTATCCGAGCCGCTTCGATAGCGACTTTTCGGATTAAGCCACGCGAGCGGATGCGCTCGTTTGTGGCTTGTTCGATGTACTGTTTTACTTTACTCATTTTACCGTGTTATTTTTAGGTTTGTAATTCCACCCGTTTAACTCGTAGACTTTCCGTTTCGCCTCTTCCTGTGTTGCCGCATCATCTACCTTTGTGTCTCCGTCTGGATCGCGACGATAGATATTGAAGTGTCGAAAACGAGGGGAATAATAATACTTTGATTGATTTTGCGTTTGGCTCATTTCTGTATCGTTTTTAATATTAATCTCTTGCTTCAGCCATCTTCCGACCTTTTGTAGTCGCCGAATAGATATTCGGCTTATCACCACTGAAACATTTAGTTTTTATCCATTCATTTCGTTCAGCTTCCCGGATATAGAAGGATATTCCGTATTCAGATGTATGTTTTAACCAATCCAAATTTTTGATTTGTTCAAATGTCATAGGACCGCCATAAACGAGCGATGACGTCAACATTTCAACGCTTTCTTTCAATGAATATTCACTCATATTTATCTTGTTTTACTCTAATTAAAATACACCTCCATCACAGGCGTTAATAATAATTTCTACTATTCTATCACTTTTCATTCTTCCATTTTCGCCCACTCCATCATTATCATCCTTATCAAGTTTCAAGATATTTAAATTTCCATCAGCAAAGAGAATCAGATTCTTAGGTTTCTTTCGGATTACCTTCTTCAGCTCCTTAATCCATTCCTCTTCTTTCTTCGTTAGTTTGATTATTTCCATAATGTTCCTTATTGATTTGTTTTGATTATTTCCTTTTATTCATTTTCTTCCGTTTCCGGTCTTTTTTGATTTGATTCGCAGTACGCCCACCTTTCGAAGAGGAATTTTTCCAAGAAGGTGGGACGGTTTTCCAAGGAGTAGACTTTTCTTCATCTACCATTTTCAGTTCCATATAGGGAATATCATAAGGTCTGTTTTCGTATCTATATGTATTCATTTCTGTTTTGTTATTAGTTATTCAATCCGTTCACCCAACTTTAAAACATACACCTCTTTCTTATCAGGTGCACCCCATTTCTTCCGACCAACTCCAACCGAAATACGATCCAACTTAAACAACATAGATCGCGCGGTGTACCCATACCGGAAACGAACGTGTGTATAATGATCGCAACTACCAACCGGACAACCGTCACAACCTTTTGCGCTTGGATGAAGTCCGCAACACTTTAAGCGTTTGATCCAATACGGTTTTATTTCCCGATATTCTTCTTTCTTTTCGCCGGATTCGATCATTAGAAACCAAACCGCCATTAATGGTAAATCTAGTATTCGCATAACTTTATTATTTATTAATTCTACACAAACATTCTAGGCTGCATCCGCGACAAAATGATTTTATTCGCATCTGCATAGAACTTCTTCTTTATCTCAAATCCGTATGCTTTTCGCCCGCATTGAGCGGCTGCAAGTAATGTTGTACCACTTCCGGCGCATGGGTCTATTACAACATCACCCGCATCTGTGAAAAGTTCGATCAACCGTTCAAGTAACGGAACTGATTTTTGTGTTGGATGAATCCGCGGTGTATCTGTGTCTCTAGGATAATCGAAACAATTAAATACCATCCGACCGCCATTATTGAATTTTGGCAGTTTATCCCGATACAAGAGTACACCATATTCACAATTACCAACGACCTTCATATTAGCCTTTAAAACTTGTGCCGAAAAGTTCTTTTTAAATACCAGATTGATATAATTGTTCAGCCCGTATTCTTTCGCTTTCTGTATAAGTTCGAATTGTTGCTGAAATTCACAAAAGACAATCATACAGGGGGATTTTCCTTTTTCTTTTGGCTCTTTAACGAGCATCTTGCTACAAAAGTGAAGAAATTCAGTAATTCGAAAATCCTTATCGGTATCGAAAAATTCTTTTCCGGCTAATTCGCTTTCTCCATTAGAATTGTCTCCGTCGATATACCAAGATGGATTAGAACCGTATGCGTTCTTCCCAATGTTGTAGGGAATATCCGCAATGATTAGTTGTGCTTTCGGAATACCGTATGTTTTATAGTTCTGGAAATGGTCGTTAAATAGTTCTACGTCTTTCATCGAAACAATAATATTAATCGTTAATAATCTCGTCCTCATTCTCTACTACTTCACTCTTTACAGGCTTCTTCACTGGAACGCGGATCGCCTTTTCTGTAAACTTGTTCGATAGATATTGTTTCGCCTGCTCCCAATCCGTAAAGTGTAAATTTGGATCAGTATAGAGCGAGATAATCGTAGAGTTTAATTTATCGAGTGCTCCGAAAGCACTTGAATTTATCGTACCGTCTAAGGGTGAAAACTTGGTAACTAAACCGTTGTAATTCTCTGATACAAATCGGTCTATATATTTCCGATTCCGTTCATTTGCCGCGACGGGGTCTGCTGATACATCGTGCAAATAATTTGTGTTTGATAGTTTTTTAACCATATTAAAATCCTTCTAATCGTTTTTGTCCGTTCATTTCGTCTACCTTGTGTTGTGGTAGTTTTCGTTTTGGTTTTACATACTCGAAATGTCGTTCCGCCTGTGATAGATCGTAGAACATTTCTTTGATTTCGTCCGGTAGTACTTCTTCATCATCATCGCCTGGCATCGGATCAGCAACCCGGAGAAAGCAGCCTAAAATGTACTGCATAATCTCGTATGTGCTTTTGAAATGGTAGTCAGCGCGAATCTTATCGAGCCTTTGCCATTGTTCCAGATCGACGCGAACCGGAATCTTTTTAAAGTACACAAGTTTCTTTTTTCTGCTTCGCATGGTTTCGTTGTATTAATTATCTTCTACTAGCTCCGTTCAAGTCCAAGACGTTAAACATTTCATTTATTCGATCCGCGATATACGCGCCGTAAATACGCTGTATTTCCTTAATCGTTAAGTTCGTTGTAACATGAGTTATTGCCTCATGTCTCAACTCGTAGCGACATTGGAAAATATACTGCATCACGTTTAGTTCAGTACCGAAATACTTTGCCGGGATTGGCTCGCGTCCTAGTTCATCAAAACAGATCATTCGCGGCGTACCGTTGTTGTAAGTATACAATTCTAGTGCATCCTTTCCGCGCATCGAAAAGCCGTTTGCAATACAGGAAGCCGAATCAATCCTAAAGCCGCCGATCGGATAACCGCCCTTTGCTTTGCCACGTGTGAAATAACTATATCGGTTTAGAATCTGCATGATAGTACTTTTTCCCGTACCGATGTCACCTCGTAACAATAACCCTTTATTTGAATCTAGCTTCTCGGATCGTCCTTCAGTATACAAAAACAGTTGGTTCATTATGTTTCTATTCGAATCGTCAATCTTAAAACCGGGGCAAACGTATTTGCAGCACGCTTTAAACCATACCGGACGCTTCTCTACTTCTATCGGCTCGTCATAGTACGGTAGTCCGTATGATAGTATTGCCGCTATCGGTAGAGTCTGTTTGCTTCTTGTTTCCATATTCGCATTTATCGTTTTTTAGTTCGAATAACCCCGACCAATTATTAGCAATCGATTCATTTACGATTTGCTCCGCAATCACCGGATCATTCTTGCTCAATTTTACCAGTTTGTTATAACACGCTTTTAGTGACTTTTCCGATTTGTAATTTTGCCGCCTGTCTTTCTTGTATTCAAGCCAGAGCGAAAACGCTTCTAAAAACTCGTCAGATATAAAATCAAAATCTCCATGAGAGACTTTAGAGAGTATATTTCTGTTTGGTTTCTGTTTTAGTTTATTATAGTCTGTACTATCCCCTGTATCATTGACTCCCTTATCTACTGTATCATTGGCTGTCTGATTGACTCCCTTATTGGCTGTCTGATTGGCTGTAAAATTTACAGTAGTAGTTACAGTAGTTTTAAATTCCTTCACGAAAGAATAAGAGCTTATAATACGTTTGTTCTTACCAGATTTATAATAAATCAATCCTGCATTTATTAAAGACTCACGGGCTTTTATTAGTGTTTTCTCATTCACGTTAAGCGCAAAACAAAGTTCAATGTTCGAGCAATCGAAAACGTCCCTCCAATCTTCGCCGTTACAAATAGCCACTAATTCGTAAAAAAGGGCTTGTTCGGTGGCGGTAAATCTGAAACGTCGTCGCGCTTTTCGCATCTTTTCGGTTAGCGTATATCCGTCTATATTCATCACACTTATAAAGTCTATCGAGCGACATAATAACTACAAATCCTTATCCCGATCGCCCGTCCTACTTTCAGGACGGAACAATAGCAAATAAAATTATTCTCTCTTCCTCCGTTGCGACACGTTCGACAATCGTGTTTTACTTGCTTTTGTGCTGTTTTCTTCACCATTCTTATACCTCCTTTATTTTAATTCCATGAACGTAAAGCATGAGCTTACGTTTGATTATATACTCCTTTGTCCGAACACCTTTAGTATCTTCGATGATATACTCACCATCCCGATAATAAACGAAATCAGCGATGTAGTAAACTCCTCGTTCGATCAGCTTCTTTTTACGTAGCATCTTCCGCACTCCCTGCACTTCATAGAAACGATATTGAGGCGAAATAAGCTCGTATTTTACTTGCTCTTGTAATCCGGTTATAATCCCCTTCTTTTCGAGTAGTTTCAACTCCTTAGCGCGTCGATATTCCTTTTTAGAGTCGTATCCGTCTATTTTTACATTCTTATACTTTGCCATGTCCTTTTAATTGGTTTGTGAATAGTGGATAAGCCCGGATTCGAACCGGGAATGATACTTCAAGAGCCGCACCGCATTAACGGAATGTCTGGCGATCAACCTTACATAATTAGGCGTTTCCAATTCCGCCACTTATCCGATTTGCCGGGGCTTTCACCCGGCGCGTTGTTATTTAGTTATTTTCAAGAAGTCGGGAACAATCCCATATAACGCCGTTTTCCCGTCCCAACGATCAATAAACTGTTTGTACAAAATTTCTTTAGTCAATCCTCTTGACCGGATGATAGCCTGTTCTGTTTTTAGTTGTTCTAACTCGTTTAACTTCTTTTGTTCTTCAATCTGCTGATCTAATACCGAAATATTCGTATTTACTTCATTACGACTGTCTATTTTCTCACGTACCTTTTCCGAAAATTCTAATTGTGCAGAAAATGTTAGTAATTGCAATCCGCGTTTTTCAAACTCCGTTTCGATTATTTGTTCTAACCGTCTTTCAAAAATCAATGAGCCTCCGTCTGCCATCAAACTATCCGTTTTATGTTTACGACTTTCTTCTTTTATTAAATCATATATACGCGGCTCCAATATATTATCTTCAAGAGAACTCATAAAATCGCCTCCGTCGCTAATATGTTTATTATCGAATACCACATCGACCGCCCTTTCTTTAATCACTTTATATGAATAAGTCGGACGAGCTTTAAACTCTGTATTGTCTGCTGCTTTTAGTGTAACAGGTTCGGCAAAGTCACCTCTTTGGTCAAATAATGGAACTTGAAAAAGTTCTGTGCCCCATTCCCACGTAGAAACGCGTCCCGTTTTAATGGAAAAATCGTTCTTTCCGTCTTTCCCGTAATTCTCCATGAAAACACCTGCATAATTGGGAGCGACACGTTCACATGAAGCGAACAAAACAACGGCAACAAATGCCAATAGTAAAAACTTAAAATCTTTCATTTTTAAAAATTTAATTAGTTTGTAAATTAAGAAAATTACAGCCGATAAAATAACCATAACGCCCAACCACGCGCTAACATGGTTGAATAGGCGGTTTCCTATTGGGATAGCTATCACGGCTATTAATAGCATCCAATGTCGTTTAATCATGTTTCTGTTGTTCTTTATTTTTCGCTTCATACGGATAAACATCTACAATCGCCGTTTCTTTGAGAAGAATCGAAGAATAATCCGCCATCGTTCCTTTCATGCCTTCGTCGAGTTTCTTCATTGCGTCGTGAATGTCCGCCGCCTGTATGAGTACGTTTGTATAAGTCCGTTTCTCCTTGCCGCTTTTCTCGTCAAGCGTAGTGAAAGCGAGTCGCCCGGCAAACCATTTATCGGCGGAATCCTCTTCGCTCGTAAATATCTCGCTATAATGTGCGCGGGAAATGTCGGACACGGTGAACTCACCGGAGATAAACGGCGTTACCTCTTCGATTATTCGCGCTTCTGCTTCGGTAAAACTTAGTGCATCGACTAAATACGGTTCAGTGACTTTCTTTTGCATCCCGTTCTCCATTACCTTCTCGTAACGGATTTTACATAAAAACCAAGTGTTCATAATAAATTCATTTCTTTAATTAATTCGATCAAACCCTCATAAGGAATATTATATTTCTCTGCGAATTTTATTTTGTCTACAATCTTTTGTTCTAATGTGCTAACCTCTGTCAGCGTACACGTTAGGCATCCATTGGACATTTTAATATTTTCTATAGATGTAGAATTACCAAATGAGCGATATTCTGTCATTCTAACATATTTATCTCTGATTTTATATAGATTTTTTTCAACAAGATTATAAGTTTCTTCATGTGAAATTTTACACCCATGTCTTTTTAGCATAGTATAAATTTCATCCATAGAATAAGGATGCAAAAGAGGAATGCAATCTAAAATTTCTTCTTTGTTCTTACTACTCATAATTTCGTGTTTATTAAAGTGTTTATAAAAATGTAATTAATCATGTTGTGTTAGTGTTGTGACGGTACTTTCTTCATCAGTTTCTTTAACTCCTTCCGCATCTTATAAATCTGATTTTTAACCGGAACACTGTTTTTCGCTTCCGGCTTTAACGCCTCGATCTGCATCTTTAATTCTAATACCGCTTTTGCCTTATCGACACAATCAAGCAAGTCCAGACCGGAACGGATAGATTCGTCTATCATCTCGCTAGCCAACCGGATTCGATCATAGAGTTTCTTTATATTCTCCACGTGATCGGCTCGATTCATTTCGAGTATTCGACCGTCGTTTACATAGCCGTCATAAATGACATAATACAATTTGTCTACGTCCGGGCGACCTAAAAAGTGTCCGAGGAATTGCCAATAATATTCGTCTTTTTCGTCGATGGTATTTCCAAACTGCAGCTATTCGATCTTTCCTTGCGACATCGGGCACTTGATCTCACCCAGAGCGGTAACTTTCCCGTCAAATCCGTACACATAGAAATCCGGTGAATCTCCGAATCCTTCAAACGGTTCATTGAAAACAATGTCTTTAAAATCGGTTGTACACGACTTGATCTCATTCATTAACTGGCTCCGTACCCATTCGACCGCTAGCGGTTCGTTTTCATGTCCCCAATCAAACGCCTTGTTGCTTCCGTTTTCTCGCATCGTCCCGGTTCTCCGCTCGTATCGTACTAAATACATCGCGTCTAACGCACCTTTACCAAAGGGACAACCTTTGCCCGCTTTCATCAGATCGGGAAGCGTAGAGGCGGTTATTTTGCCCCGTCTCTTTTCCTTCCATTCGATTTCTTTTTGTTCACTTGATTTCATGTGCTACTAATTCTTTGATTTGTTCTTTAGTTAGTTTATATTTCGTCTGTACCTGTGCGACCGTAAAACCACCTGCCAGACCATCGAGGATATTTTTCCAGATTGCCGATCCTGTCTCAACAGTAGGCAATGAGTTTTCTACTTTCGGAAGAAAAGGACGAATACGAAGCGAATCAACCTTTTCGCCGAAAGCGTCAACTAATACCGCTCCGATTTGGATTTGCTTGTTTATCCATGACTCAAAATTCGGATTTTTGAAAATTTTCGTCAATGTTTTGCAGTTCGTCCGGTTGAGGATCATCGGTTTCACACTCTCGAAGAAATAAGCGACGAAACATTCTTCTTTCTTTCCAGACGCGCCGACTACTTGTTCTTTTTTCGTTTCGCGGATGGTGAGAATTATATCTTTTCCATCCGGTAGGCTGTAAGCGCCTAGATAGTCGTAATTAAATTGAGTTTTCCAATGTGTCATTATCGTGTTGTTTAAAAGTTATCGTTTCCACCCTGATAAAGCGACTCATAACAACGAGCGCAAACCGTTATTATCTTTGTGCCATGTCTGCCACGTTCGTACGTTTCGACCTCTAATTCTATCTCTTCGCCCGGTTCGATCTCTTCGCCGCAATCTTCGCAAACTAGAGTATCAGCAGGGCAGGCGCCAAGAACCGTACAAATTCGGCAATTACCGATACATTGAGGATTCGCCGCCATGTCGTTTCACGTTTAGATAGTTACAGACTAGCACGTAGATAACCGTTATAAATACGATCAATAGTGCGATAATTAATTTGCCCGGCTCCGGCTCGCCTTCTGCAAGGCTGCACGCTGAAAGCATTAAGATAATAGCGGCGGGACTTTGTTTTAGTGTTAACATGGTGTTTGTTTTATACTACCTTATTACTTTGTATGAATCTATCTATACTCGATAAATCGTACCAGATCATTTTTCCAAATTGAGAAAAAGAAATGAGAGCTTTTTCCCGTAACGTTCTCAAAAAATCATCCGAGCATCCTATATAGGATTTTGCTTCGTCTTTACTAAGCCACTTCTTCACTATTGGCTCAACTTTTCCGGTTACTCTAGTTCGTCCCATTGTTCATTATTCAATCGTGTAACAATTAGATTATCTTTATCGGTTTCCGTCGTAAACAGTAGACCTTCGTCATATTTTAGATTTGTACAGGTCGGTCTAACTGAATTTCTTTTAGAACGAGGGAAGGTCATTGTTTCCCCGGGCTGCATCCCCCTTAAAAGGGCAGTTAATTCGTTTCTTTTTCGTCTCATTGTCGTGTATCGTGTTATGTAGCCCCGAAGGGCTACGGATTAATATTAAATAGCTGCTTTCAATCGCTCTATATCTCTTATTAATTTTTCTTGCCTTGCTACTTCATTATCTGCCATTCCGTCAAGCCCGAGACTTGCATACCATTCTGCATTATTAACAGCCTCTTCTAATGCTATTTCTTTTTTCGAAATTAACGCATTAATGGCGTTCTTATCACGGCTTTCGATTAATATCTCTAAGGCTGTCTTTCTGGTTAAAGTGCTAGTTGCTTTCATAATCGTATTTATTATGTAACCCCGAAGGGTACGGATTAATATTAAATCTTCTGATAACCGAATGAGTTCATAAATTTCTCTGCGCCCTTGAACGTTTTGAAAGTCTTACTACTAGCGAGTGTACACGCTAAGAATCTTTGTCCGGCTGTTGTATTAATCAAGCTAACACAACATACCGTTTCGCTTCCTGCTTTTTTAAATTCTACGTCTCCGATCATTCCTATTTCCATTATTATCTATATTGTGCAGGGCTCTCGCCCCGCCAGTTATTTTTTTTGTTATCTTATTTAATGCCGCAAAGTTTTGAAATTCTCAATAACTCTTCATCGCTCATAAATGCGAGGTCGAAAAATATACCTTCATCGAAAGGTTTGTTTTCAGCTAAAGCGGCTTGTTTCATGCTAACCATTATTTGAGTTATCGTATTGCCTTTTTCTTTATCGCTCATTCCTGCTTTCATAATTCTATACTTTTATTTGTTAGTTCTTGATTGATTGATTAACTTTGATGCGACAAAGATAGAAGTTATTTCGCAAATCGCAAAATATTCAGCGAAATAATTTCGCAATACGCAAAATTATGACTAAAAAAGAAAGATTAGAGGCAATAATCGACTATTATAGCGATGGAAAGCCATCAGTATTTGCGAAGTATATAGGCGTAGCTCCATCAACTATTAGTTCATGGCTATCAAGAAATACACTTGATTACGATTTAATTTTCGCAAAATGCGAAAATATATCATCTAATTGGCTGCTAACTGGAAAAGGCGAAATGATTAAAAATGCAGAGCGAGAACAAAAAACAATCGAGATTTCCGAATCTGCAATAAGCGAAACAAAACGAAAAGGAGCACTAATCTACGACATAGACGCAACATGCGGGCTAAGTGGTAGAGATATAGAATTTACAGACGAAAAAGTGATAGGAAGTATAGACGCACCGGAGATAAACTCGGATTCAAAGATTATATTCGCCACGGGCGATAGTATGCTACCTCTAATAGCTTCGGGCGACAGGGTAGTAATTAGAAAGATTGAGAGTTGGGATTATTTCAACTACGGACAGGTTTATTTAATCATAACAAACGAATACAGGCTTATAAAGAGAGTTCGTAGGCATCCTAAAGATGCGGATAATTTAATTCTGCTTCGTAGCGAGAATCCAGATTATGACGATATAGACTTGCCGAAACGGGAAATTATTCATCTTTTTATTGTGGAGAATATTTTATCAATTAAAAACATATTATAAATCACTAAAACAAAACAACATGAAGAAGCTACTACTTATCGCATTTCTAGCGATGTGTTCTATGTATTCCTTTGCTCAATTAACAGAGGGAAAGTATAAAATTCTCTCTGTAAAGGGTTTTATGAACGAGAAAACCGTTTATGAAAACACCTTTGCGGACAGTACGGCAATTGTAAGAGTTACTCCCCAATTAGTTAACATAGTAATCTCTGGATATTCTGCAAATACATACGCAATCGAAAAGCCGCAACTATTAGAAGGGAATTATTTATATAAAGCAAAAGAGATTCAATCAAATTCGGATGCAAATCTGTTATTCCGTCGGGTAGACGAATACCCGCAACTAGATGGGGGATTACTTATTATAAACCGATCTGAAAACTACGCTGATATATTCATAATATCTAAAGAATAATAACGTAAAACAAAACATCATGGAAGTAGTATTAATCTTAGTAGTTACAGGCGTCATAATTTTAGCGATAAAAATTGCTATGACAAATCCCAAAGAATCATCTAACAACCAGAGTCAACCTAAGACCGAAACACCGTCGGAAGAAATAGAATTCCCGCCATCCGGATACTTTTACTATGAAATGGTAGGAATGTACTATCATGGAGTTACGCCTAAAGATTTCGGTATATTCAAAGGCAAAGCAATAGCCGAAACAAACAACCCTAAAGATAAATTTGCAGTCGGTATATACAGAAACGGTGATAATAAGTTAGTTGGGTATATCCCCAAAGATTTTAGAGGAGTCAGTAACGAAAAGATTCATAAGGAAATTACAGAAAGCGGCGGTAGTCGAGATGTGGTATTTAAAATAAGCGGAAACGAAAAAAGGTGCAACGGAACGGTTTATATAAAAAATAGCTAATAATCCCCGCCCAATAAATAATATTATCAACCACTAAAACAAACCATCATGGGAACATTTTTCGGACTTATCGCGGTATTATTCGCCGTACTTCAAATCATTCTATTCTTCAAAATCTGGGGAATGACGAACGACATTAGAGAAATCAAAGAAAAGTATCTTTCCTCGACCGATCCAAAGAAAAGCATATCACCTGCTCAATCGACCGAATTTAACGTAGGCGAGTTAGTCGTACATATAAAGACGAATAAGCAAATGCGAATAAAAGAGATTACAGAGGACGGAAAGTATAGTTGCTATACAGGCGGAGGCGCTTCACATGAGGGCGACTTTACGGCGGCGGAGATTAAGCGCTTTAATTCGTAATTCAATAATCAAAGAAGTAAATCACTAAAAAAAACATTATGAATAAACTATTAACGTTATCACTTACAATAATCTTTGCCTCATTATTCTTTCAATCATGTAGTAACGAAGAGCAGGATTTGCCCGAAGGCGAAAGCCCTAACGTACCAGATAAAGATAGTAGTATAGACTTTGACGGAAAGACATATTGCACATGGATTAAGGACGCATCGTATTATATCGGTATATATAATACAGAAACAAAAGACAAGATCGCCGAGATTCCAACTGTAATAGAAGGAGGACTTAATCAAACGGCGAATATGCATTACGGAGAATCTAAAGGCTATACGATTAATGGATGTTATATTTTAGATATAAAAAAGAATGAGAAAGATATATATATATTACTAGAATACTCCGAAGATAAATACGAATTAGGAATTACAGAACTATTAATGTTGCGCGATAATAAAATCACGAAACGAATAAAATATACTAATGGGATAGGTAGACCGAATAAGTTAATATATTGGTATGATAAAGAGATAGTAGCAACGGCAAATGGAGATTTATCGAAATATGCTAGTGATGATTTCTACATTTATAGTAGTGGATTGGATTTAGTATATAATTCATCGGAAATGTCAAATTATTATTTTTTCCTCAATACGCATCCTGTCGATACTTATCGGTTTATTTGGATACTCGATGATTATATCCGTTTAAAGGATATTAAAAAAGGATTTGACGAGTTATGGTCGTACAAATACACAGACGAAAATGTTGTTATTAAACAAAAGGAGATTAATGTTAACGGGGAAACCGTTGAGATTAGCATGGAATTTGTCTATAAGGATGGTTCCAAAGAAATAAAGTCGTTTAAATTAAATCTCGAAGATGGTTCTCTAATCGAATAAACCCGAACAACATGAAAAACTGGATTAAGTCATATTGGAGCAACTGTTTGTCGATCACTGCGATTATATGTAGCCTTGTCGCTATTTGCGTTTCGTTACCATCCGCGCCGGAGTTAGGTATAGACTATATCGGGGTGATAGTAGGGATTTTATCATTTCTTGTAACGTTGCTAATAGGGTGGCAGATATACAATGCAGTAACAATAGAGAAAAGAATAAAAGGTGAAGTTGAACGGACTAGAAATGAAATTGATAGCTATTTCAATAAGCAAAAAGTAGAAAATCTATATATGCTAACAATAGTCAATGGTATTTCGCAGAGTAGAATGGACGTTATGGAGAAAAAATATGATAGTGCGCTGTTTTGCTGTATATATACAATAGATGCAGCATTAAAAGCTAACACGCCGGATATTGCACAAACATGTCTTAATATGGTTATTGATTCAATCATTCCCGGCTTTAAAAGGCAAACGACAAAGGAAACAGCTAAAGAGAACAAAGCTAATTATATTCAAATTCTAAAAAAAATGAATGATGACAGAGTTATTGATCTGATTGTATATCTACGCTCTCTTTAGCTCTTAGAATTATGTGATTCATCATATTTGTATATATTTTAATGCCATCATTGCACATTTCCTCTAATTCCTTTTTCTTTAGTTGGTATTTTTGTTCTTCTTCATCCTCTTGCTTGCATTGATAAGTAAAGAGAGCCATAATAAACAAAATAGTAGAGATGGTACAAATAGTTATCATACCAAGAAAACAAAAATCAACTGCTGTCATAATAGTACTTTTTCTATTATCCGAATAAACTAGAAATAGATAGCTTAAATTCAAGCAAATAATATTTGCTATTTCTGATTGATTGATTAACTTTGTATTGAAAACGTTCTTTGATAAAGATGAAATATAAGAGGTGATATTTATAAGAAAGGACATGAGTACCGTTTTTTAATGCAAATTCGGTGCAAATAGATTTTATAAATATTATAAGATATTAGTTATAAGCGTTTTAGATGGTGTACAAAAACGCCTCTCACGCATGTAATACGAGTTCGATTCTCGTACCCACTACAAAGAAAAAGAGGAAATGCAGTTAAACTACATTTCCTCTTTTTCTTTATAGATCTCAAAGTAAGATTCTTTATCCATTCTCAACCGGACTCTTTCTTCCCTCTTCTGCCCGGCCAGGTTTACGAACAAGTTGAAATACAGTTGGCTGAAAGAAAGGTTGGAACG